CGCCACCTGCAGGGCCTGCGCCACTACGCCCTCAGCGGCTCGGAAGAGGCCCTGAAGAACGCGATCAACGTGGACCAGGGCATGCCGTACATCTCGCGGCACCTAAAGGACTCCCAATCGGGACGTGCCCGACCACAGGACCGGGCTGAAAACGATCTTATCCGATACCAGGTGCCCGAGCAAACACGCATGCTCTCGGCCTCCGTGGACGTGCAGGGCGGGGTGAACGCGCGCTTCGTGGTGCAACTCCATGCCGTCGGCGTGCACATGGAGCAGTGGTTGGTGGATCGTTTCGAGATAAAGCACTCGAAAAGGCCCGGAATGGGGAGCGAGTTTGCCCCTATTGACCCCGCCAGCTTTCCTGAAGATTGGGATGTGCTGACGGACAAGTTGCTCGACGCCACCTGGAAGACACCTGACCCCAACCGAGAGATCAAGATTCGCATGCTCACCGTGGACACCGGGGGCGAGGACGGCGTGACCCATAATGCCTACGCCTGGTATCGGCGCGTGCGCAAGGCCGGCTACGCGCACCGGGTCACGCTCTACAAGGGCGCGTCCGAGCCCAAGGCGCTGATCATTCGTGAGACCATGGTCGGCGGCCGCAAGGGCACCAAAGGCGACGTGCCACTGCTGGTCTGCAATCCCAACCTGCTGTCGGACATGGTGGCGGCGGGTCTGCGTCGGACCACGCCGGGGCCGGGTTTCTACCACTTCCCACAGCCGAAACACCCCACACTGAACCCCGACGGTTGGCTGCCACAGGCGTTCTTTGACGAGCTGGAGGCCGAAGTGCGAGGCAAGAATGGTACATGGCAGAAAGTCCGCAAGCGCAACGAGAGCTTTGACCTTTGCCGGATGATGATGGCCGGCATGCTGCGCATGCAGCTCGACAAGATCAAGGACTGGAATGTCGTGCAGCCATGGCTGGCACCGCTCGACCGCAACAGCGAGATCGTGGCGCGCGAAGATCGCCGCGCTGCGCAGGAAAACAGCGTGATAGCGCAAGCCCCAGCAGAAGAAGTGCGTGTCCTTCGCCCGGCGCGCAGACCCCGCCGCCATGCAGTAGCGCAGTATTGAAAAGGGCTTGACCTTTATTTCGCAAACGCGATAATACGAACCGGGACGAAGAGGTGCCCTTCGGGCATCTACAGACAGCCGATGGGTCTTTAAACTCGGCGGGCTTTATCCACCGATTGGATAGAGGACTGACCGCCCGAGCGGTTCTTGGAGCCTGCGCGAGCAGGGCCTTCAAGTGTGCAGTTTGGCCTCTGGGCGATCCAGGGGGAGCGCACCAGACTGCAGACTCGATGGTGCTAAATGCCCGCGAGGTGGTTCTCGCACCGTGGCGCCCAGTGGCCGGGGTTCAGCGCGGGTCTGACCAACCAAACACGGCCACCATCAACATCTCCCCCGAAGACGTTTCCATCAGCGTCTCCTTTTAAGACTTTCCGTAAAAAGAAAGTCTTTCTTTTTTTCCGAAATCGTGCCGCAGGCCGTTTTCGCGCCACCTCAACGATGATGCCGATCATTTCGCAGATCGGACAAACCATGGCCGTCACCCAGGCAGACATCGACAATCTCAACGCGGCCATTGCGAGCGGCGTGCGGTCCGTCACCCTCGGCGGGCAGACGGTCATCTACTCAACCTCGGAGTCCTTGATCAAGGCCCGGGATGATCTGAAGGCCCAACTGGCGGCCCAAAATCCCACCCAGCGCCCCCGCCAGTCCTATGCGTTCTACGCAGGCCGGGGGTACGATTGATGGCGACGTTTTCCAAGAACGGCAAGCGGATCGGCCGACCACCCAAGAACCCCCAGCCTGAGCAGACCCCTGCCGCGCAGGCTGCTCGCACGTTCACAGCGCGCTACGACGCCGCAGGGCAGGGTCGCCGCCTGGCCGGCTGGACACCACCTTCCAGCGGCCCAAACACGGCCATGGCCGGCCTGCAGACGATCCGCAACCGCTCGCACGACGCGGTGCGCAACGACTGGAGCGCCAAGAGTGTCACCCAGAAGTGGGCCACCAACCTGGTCGGCATCGCCATCACGCCGCGCTTCAAGCGCATCACCAGCAAGACACGCAAGCAGGAACTGACTGACCTGTGGAACGACTTCATCAAGAAAGCTGACGCTGATTGCGTGCTCGATGGCTACGGCCAGCAGACGCTCGCCGTGAAGTCGTGGCTGGCCGCCGGTGAGGTGTTCGCCCGCCGTCGGGCCCGGTTCCTTGACGAAGACGGCCTCGCGGTGCCCATGCAGGTGCAACTGCTGGAGGCCGACATGGTGCCGCTCATGGACGCGGACTCGTGGAAGGGCATGCCTGTCGGCCACGTAATCCGCTCCGGTATCGAGTTGAACAAGCGCGGCAAGCGCGTGGCCTACTGGGTCTACAAGCAGCACCCGGGTGACAAGGGGTTCATGGGCGTGATGGACCCCGACGCGCTGGTGCGCGTGGCGGCCAGCGACATGATCCACATGTTCGAGCCCGACCGGCCCGGCGCGCTGCGAGGCGTGCCCACCATGGCGCCGGTGCTGGTCAAGCAGCGCAACGCCGTGGACTACGAGGACGCAACGCTGGAACGCCAGAAGCTGGCGAACCTGTTCGTCGCCACGATCTCGCGCACGCTACCCCCGCTGGACCCGAACGACCCGAACAACGGCGCGCTGACCGGCGCCCCGTACGAGACCGACGGCGTGAACCCCGAGCCGCTGGTCCCACTGCGGCCCGGACTGGTTCAGGAGCTGGAGGACGGCCAGAAGATGGAGTGGTCCAACCCTCCGGAGGCCGGCACCAACTACAGCGACTACATGCGCACGACCCATCTGGGCACGGCGGCGGGTGCTGGCCTGCCATACGAGCTGATGGCGGGCGACATCCGCGAGGTGAGCGACCGCACGCTGCGCGTCATCATTAACGATTTCCGGCGCTTCGCCGAGCAGCGCCAGTGGCAGATCGTGATCCCGATGTTCTGTCAGCGCGTGATCGAGTGGTTTGCGGATGCCGCGCTGCTGGCCGGCGAGATCACACTGGCCGAGTACGACGACGTGATCCGTGTTGAGCATGCACCCCACGGGTGGGCCTACATCCACCCCGTGCAGGACGTACAGGGCAAGCGCATGGAAGTGGACGCCGGGTTCCGCAGCCGCTCCAGCGTCATCGGCGAGCGCGGCGACGACCCCGACGCGGTGGACGAAGAGCGCGCGGCAGACATGCAGCGCGAGAAGGACCTGGAGTTGTGGGTGGACCCCCTCGGCACCCCTGCCGCATCCGGCGACCCAGAGGATGAAGGCGACGAGGACGGCATCGACGACGACGAGTACAGCGCCCCGCCGAACCCCACGCAAGCACAGCAGCGCGAGATGCACCTGGCGCTGCTCAAGCGTACCGAGGCCGAGACCGACGCACTGCGCGCACGCGCGGCTGCAGCGAAGGCCCCAGCACCACAACCCGCACCACCCCCGGTTGACCCGACGGCGGCCCAGACGCTGGCGCTGCAGGCGCGCATCCTGGACCTGCTCGGCGAGGGGGCTGACGGTGGACAGCAATGATCGCGGCATCCTCACCCTGCTCGCAAAGGCCGTGCGAGACCTGCGCGAGCAGTTCACAGCACTGTCGCGCGAACCCGGCCCACCTGGCAAAGACGGCGCCCCCGGCAAGGATGGGGTGGACGGCAAGGACGGTATTGGCATTCGCGGCCTCGCTGGTGCTGATGGCCGGGACGGTGCCGATGGGCGAGACGGCCGCGACGGAGTTGACGGCAAAGACGGCGAGCGTGGCCCGATGGGACCTATGCCCAAGCACGAGTGGCAAGGCACCAAGCTCCGGTTTCAGCAGACGGACAAGCGGTGGGGCAAGTGGACTGACCTGCAAGGCCCGGCCGGCAAGTCCGGCGGTGGCGTGTTCGGCGGAGGGGGTGGTTCTGGCACTGGAACTGCATGGAACCCCGACAACCTGCCTGCTGCGGGCGACGACACCCCGGAAGAGTTTGTTGTGAAGCAAGCGGGCACGTGGCGCCGAGCGACTTACGCGCAGATGCAGACGTGGCTCGGCGGAGCCGGGGTCGGGATCACAAACGGCGTGCTCACCGAAGACGGCGCATGGCTGTTGACAGAAGACGGTTCTCCCATAACGCAGGAATAGAGACGCTATGAGTTTCAAGAAAATATCAGAATTGCCGCTCGCGGCCCCGTTGGGGGGTGACGAACTCGTCCCCATCGTGCAGGATGGGGCGACGAAACGGGCACCCGCGTCGGGTTTGATACCGGCAGATGTAGTCCGAAGCGACGACCCCCGCCTCTCCGACAGCCGCACGCCCACAGGCGGCGCAGGCGGCGTGCTATCTGGCAGCTACCCGAACCCAGACTTTGCCGTGGACATGGCGACGCAGGCCGAGCTGGATGCGCACGCGAACAGCATCACCAACCCACATGCGACCACTGCCGCGCAGGTGGGTGCGGACCCCGAAGGGACAGCCGCCACCGCTGTCTCCTCACACGTCGCTGCGGGCGACCCACACCCTCAATACACGACCGCAGCCGAAGCCGCTGCTGCCGCACCTGTGCAGAGTGTGGCAGGCAAGACCGGCGCTGTCACTTTGGCAAAGGCCGATGTGGGCTTGTCGAATGTGGACAACACCAGCGATGCGAACAAGCCGGTATCCACCGCGCAGCAGACCGCGCTGAATCTCAAGGCCCCACTGGCCAGCCCCACGTTCACAGGCACCGTGAGTGGCATCACGAAAAGCATGGTAGGCCTCGGCAACGTGGACAACACCAGCGATGCGAACAAACCCGTCAGCACCGCCCAGGCCGCAGCCATTGCCACGGCCACTGCAATCCACCCCTTCCTGCTGATCGGAGCCTGACATGCCAACTGCCCACAAAGTTCTCGGCCAAGTCGCACCTGCTGCGGCCACGGCTACCACGCTCTACACCGTGCCTGCAGCAACGCAGGCGGTGTGTTCAACACTGTCGATTTGCAACCGCGACCTGGCAACGGCCTACCGGGTATCCGTGCGCCCCGCTGGCGCTGCGCAGGATGTGAAGCATTACCTCGTCTATGACGCTGTGGTTGCGGCGAACGACACGATTCTTTTGACGCTTGGCATCACCCTGGCAACAACGGATGTGGTCACGGTGTACGCAGGCACGTCTGCGCTTTCGTTCTCGCTGTTCGGTGCGGAGATTTCGTAATGACGGTACGTTCTGCAAAAGCCAGCGGGCTTCCTCCCGCGACTCTGACGCCCATCGGTGCTCTGCTTTTTGCGGCAAGCGAACCCGGCGCATGGTACGACCCGTCTGATCTTTCCACGCTTTTTCAGGACGAAGCAGGCACTACCCCAGTCACTGCGGTAGAGCAGCCTGTCGGGCGCATCCTTGATAAATCAGGGCGGGGTAATCACGCTACGCAAGCGACGACTACGAAGCGGCCTATTTATTCGCGGCGGGTGAATTTGCTGACAAATAGTGAATTTACGGGGTACACCAGCGGAACTCCAGGGACAGCCCCAACTGGTTGGTTTCTTGTATTTAACAGTGGAGAAACATTGAATGTACCAAGCGGTATTAGGTTAAAGGCTACAAGCGCAAGACATTTTATAGAGCAAGCTATCCCGCAAACTACAACAATACAAACATATTTGTTTTCTTGTGAAGTTGATGTATTTGTAGGTACGAACCTTAACGGATTTATTCAAATTGTTGGGACTCCTGTTGGTGATAAAGTTTATTACCTTGATGGTTTGGTAGTTTCGGACAGTGCGCAAGTTACTACCGGAAAACACTTACTTTCAGTAAGAGTCACTACAAACGGAACGGCTGCAAATCTAGGGTTTCGCGCAGGTGTCGGCACGAGTGGTACTACAACGGGTGACCTTTCTGTACTGACGAGTAGCGTCACCCTCGCCACAGACGCCCATCTCCCCTACCAGTGGGTCAACACCGCCACGGACTACGACGCAGACCCCGCCAAATTCCCCGCGTACCTGCGCTGCGATGGTGTAGATGACGCCCTGCAGACGGGGAATATCGACTTCACATCGACGGACAAGATGACGGCGTGGGCGGGGGTGACGAAGCTGAGTGATGCGGCAAGAGCAACGGTCACCGAGCTTGGCAATGGGTCTGTTGATACATCATCAATTCTTTACATTAACGCTCCGGGCTTCGCTCCGTCCACAGATAAGTTTACCTTTGCCGCAGTGGCTCCTACTGCGGGCGCTTCAGTAGCTACAGCCACAGGCTCGGATTTGAACGCCCCTATTAATACCGTTGTTTGTGGCTTCTACACACCGGGGGAAACCTCCAAATTAAGGATTAACAGTGTTCAGCGCGCAGCGGCGGGTGCTTTTAATCCTGCCGGAAATTTCGCTTCACGGCCTCTCTACATCGGAGCCCGTGCAGGCACATCTTTATTCTTCAACGGTCGCCTCTACAGCCTCATCGTGCGTGGAGCACAAACCCCGCTATCGCAAATCGAAGCCACTGAGCTTTACATCAAGCAGAAGATGAGGATGCCATGAGCTACACACACCGAGTAATCATTGTGCCTGCTGCATTCCAGCAATTTGCCCAGGGATTGTGCGAGGCCGCAGCAGAGGGTGATGCAGGTAAAGGGATGTTCACGACGGGCTTATCCGCAGACGGCACCGAGCCAGCCACCTACTACATCAGCAGCGGCCCGATTGCCAATGAGTTCGGGGACCTGCTGCCGCTCACTACCTTCGACGCAGAGGGTGCGCCCACCACTCGCCCCGGCGATGTAGCCACCGTCGAAGCCATCGCAGATCAAGCTGGTATCACGCTGCCAGCGGGGACGATTGCCGCACTGTTCGCCGCGATTGACGTGACAGAGCAAGAGCCATTCACGGCCATGGCGCGGCTGGGCGTGCAGATCGTGCAGGAGGCCGAATGATCGTCGCCATCTCTCTCGCCATCGGGGCCATTGGTGGCCTCTGCTGGGGCTATCTCATCTGGAGTAATCCATGAACATCACACATACGCACATCTTCATTTTGATCTG